TGCTAAAGATTTTCAAATATTAAAACAATTTATCTAATGAATTATATAATAACTAGAAATCAGCAATTTTTTAAGAAAATAGGTGATTATAATTACTGTTCTTTAGAAGATATGGTTTTGCCTGAAACTATTGCATTAGATACAGAAACTACAGGATTTGATCCATTTACAGACTCTATATTTTCAATACAAATAGGTACTGGCACTAATAACTATCTTATAGATTTACAAACTCATAAAGACAATATTATTCTTTTACAAGAAGTAATACCTTTTATTGAAAACAAAATAATAATATTTCATAATGCAGCATTTGATTTATCTTTCTTTTTTGTAAAAAACTATTTTTTAAAAAATGTAAGAGATACAATGTTAGCCTCTATGATTTATTATAATGGAGATCCTTCTATAAGAAATTCTTTTAAAGAATGTATGAATAGAGAATTAAATATTTATTATGATAAAACTGAACAAGGTAATATAGCTACAGTTCAATTATCTCAACCTTCAACTATTGAATATTGTTTTAATGACGTAGATAAACTAATAGATTTACATAATAAATATTTAGAAAAATTAACAGATTATAATGCTTTAGAAACTTATGTTTTACATTGTAGCCATATAAGAGCTTTAACTTATATTCAATTATGTGGATTGCCTTTATCTAAAGATGCTTGGCAAAACAAAATGGATATTGACTATAAAAAATATAAAGAAGCTGAATATATAGTTAAAGAATATATTTTTGATAACCTTCCTAAATATAGAAATTTACAATTAGAATTATTTTCTACTGAAAAAAAAATTAATTGTTTATTATCTTCTTCTCAACAAATGATACCTGTATTTAAAAGTTTAGGTATTAATGTTGAGGTAGATGAAAAAGGAGTTGTTAAAGAAAGTATAGAAAAAAATGTTTTATCTAAATCTAAACATGAATTTGTAAAATTATGGTTAAATTTTAAAGAAAATGAACATAATGTAACCACTTTTGGTAGCGGTATTTTAAATAAAATACAACCTGATAATAGAATATATACTAGATTTAATCCTATATTAGATACTGCTAGAATTTCTTCAAGAAAAGGAGAAATTAACTTTTTGAATTTTCCTGCAACTAAAGAAACAAGAGAATGTTTTATAGCTAATAATGGTTATAAAATTATAGTAGCAGATTATGCAGGTCAAGAGACAATTGTAGGTGCTGATATTACAGGAGATCTTGCTATGATTGAGTCTATTGTAGATAAAAAAGATTTGCATTGTGCATTTGCCAGAGTTTTATATCCTGAAATAAAAGATTTAACTGATGCAGAAATTATTAAGGAACATAAAGCTAAAAGAAATGCTTCTAAAGGGCCTAGATTTTGCTTTCAGTTTGGAGGTACAGGCTATACTTTAGCACTAAATGAAGGCTTACCTATTGAAGAAGGTATGCGAATTGAAAGTTTATTTAAACAATTACATTCTGGTATTTATGAGTATGGTAATAATAAATTAAAAGAAGCTATTAATAAAGGATATATTGAATATGCTTTAGGATTTAAACTTAGATTACCTAATTATAAATATTTTATGTCTGCACATGCTGATATTTTAAAATTTGATAATAATTTTTGGGAAACTTATAGGTTAGGTAAAGCAGAGTATAAAAATAAAAAAGAAGCAGACAAAGTATTTGATTATTATGAAGTTAAAAATTATGCTGCTTATGAATTATTTTTAAGTAATAAACATAAAATAAGTGATTATTTTACTTTAAAATCTCAGTATCTTAGATTATGTTTAAATGCACCAACTCAAGGAACTGCAGCACACCAAACTAAATATGCTACTGTATTGTTATTTAATGAAATAGAAAAAAATAATGACTATTGGAATGTTAGAATTGCTAATGTTATTCATGATGAGATTGTTTTAGAAGTAAAAGATTCTTTATGTGATAAATATAAAGTTATTTTAGAACAAAGTATGATTAATGGAGGTAATTTATTTTTAACTAATCCAATCTTATTTATGAGTGCAGATGCTAATGTAGCAGAGTCTTGGTACGCTGCTAAATAGTGTAAAAAAATTAATAACTTTTAAAATAAAAAATATGAAAAACTAATGAGTAATAAACAAAGAAGAAAGGGACATCTATTAGAACAATTAACTGTAAAAGATCTAAGAGATATTTTCCCAAAAGCAAAGACTTCAAGAAATGCATCTCATTTACTTGATAGTTGTAAAATAGATTTAGCTTTTTTACCTTTAAATATTCAATGCAAAATGGGTTATTTAAATAATAGACCTAAATGGGATGTTTTAAGGGATGAAAGCAAAGAATTATTAGAAAAAAATTATCCAAAAAATGACTTAATACATAAAAATCCTTTTATTTTAAGACATAAAATGGGTAGAACAGATATTGCTTCTATGGATTGGAAGTTTTTTTTAGAAATTTATAAATTTTATGTTACAAGCAACCCAAAACAATTTGAAGGATACTGCTAATTTACTTAGAAATAAAAAAAGTAATTTTAGTATATTACCAGAATTATTTATTTTAGATAAAAAAAATAATAAAGAAAATGTAGATACATTGATAAACAATTACGAAATTTTTGTATCTTTGTACTCTCAACATTTAGCCAATCTTGAATACAAAAAATTTTGCCAAGAATGTGAGTAAATGTTATTTAAAATTATTCAAACCCATTGATTAAATTATAAATGATTACAGAAGAAACAGTAGGTAAATTATTAATCAATTATCCTAAATGTAAATTTCCAAACCCTTTATTAAGGAATGGATTAATACGATTTATTGATAATAATGAATCAAACACAGATTTATCTAATTTTGAAATAACAAATTTAGGTTTAAATGTACTTAATGGAACAAAATATGTAAGTGAAATAACTGATGATTTTGTTGAAAATTATTATGAAAAATTTACTCAAAATACGTTAGGTATTAATAAAGTATCTTTTAGTCCAAAATCTTTAATTAAGAAAAAGCTAGAAGTATTTATTAATAAATATAAAACATCTTTTGATGAAATTTTAAGAGCAGTAGACTTTTACCATCAAAACATTAGAGATAATGGAAATCTTGCCTTCTCCCTTGATGCCCAATACTTTATAGAAAAAAATGGTGGAAGTTTGCTTTTAGACAATATACTAGAAATGCAAAAAGGAGTATTTATTAAAAATGATAAATTAATATTCTAATGGAAGTTCTACAAACAATTAAGGAAAATAAACAAAAAGTTATTGAAGGATACATTAATTGTATTCCCAATCCTTTTAATGGTATGAAAAAATATTTTAGTGGTATTTTTCCTGGAGCATTAGTATGTATTACTGCAGAAACTTCTGTTGGTAAAACCTCTTTAACTAAATATATTTATGTATTTAGTGTAGCAGATTATATATTGTCATTAAAAAACCAATCTGATTTAGATTATGTTTGTTATTGGTTTGGTCTAGAAGAATCAGTAGAAGAATTTGAGATTAGTATTATTCAGTATGCTTTAGCTAAATATTACAATGTCAATAAAACTCAAGATGAATTATTATCAAGAATTAATCCTTTAGATGAAGAAACTATTAAGTTAATAGAATCTAATATAATTCAAGATTATTTTAACTTAGTTAAAAAATTTATAATATTTGATGACCGCACATCAAATCCCACAGGTATTTATAAACAATGTAGGAATTTATCTTATTCTAGAGGCAAACATATAAACAAAACAATTGAAACTAAGGATGGTCCAATAGAGGTTTATAGTCATTATGAACCTAATAATTCTAATGAAATTGTAGCAGTAGTTATAGATAATGTAAACATTCTAGAACCTGAAAAAAATGATTTAGGAATACCATTGGATTTGTCTGGTAGTATAGACAGAATGGTTAATTCATATGCTAGAAAACAAATGTCTAAACATTGGAACTGGCATATATGTTGTGTTCAACAACAACAAATGGCTGCAGGAGATTTAAATCACTTTAAAGCAGGTAGATTAGAACCTGAGCCACAAAAATTAGGAGATAATATAAAAGTAGCTAGATCTTATCAAGTTATTTTAGGATTATTTTCTCCTTACAAACACAAACTAAACAATTATTATGGTTATCAAATTTTAGAATCAGATAAATCTCATGGGTTAGAAGATTGTTTTAGATCTATTCATATGTGTAAGAATAGGTTTGGAAGAACAGGTGTGGCTGAACCTATCTTTTTTAATCCAAAAGGATTTAATTTTGAATCTTTACCTGAACCTAAAAATAGTTTAGCAATTACAAATTTTATAAATAAAAAAAATCAAATTTTAAATGAGTAAAGAAAATTTTTTATTACCCACAAAACCCCAACAACCAACTGTAGTTAATCCAAGAACTATGGTTATTTTTTCTCAAAAGAAAACTGGTAAAACTCATGCATTATCTCAACTATCTAATTCTCTTATTTTAGATATGGAAGGTGGTGCAGATTTTTATGAATGTACAAAAGTTAATATGACTAATCTCAATGAGTTTGATACAATTATACAAGCTTTTTCTGAGCAAAAGCCCCAGTATGATTATATTATTATTGATACAGTCACTTCATTAAAAGAAAAAGTTCTTAATCAGTTAGCTGTTAGAGCTTATAATAGAGAAGAAAATAAAAATGAATCTCTTGATTTTGATGTAGATAAGTTAGCTTATGGTAAAGGTCAAGTATATAAAAGAGAAGCTTTATTTAAAATTATGGAATTTTTTACAAAGTTCTGTAAAACTTTAATAGTTGTAGGGCATGTGTCTGACAAATCAGTAACTTCATCTGGTCAAACTATTAAAGAATTAAATTTAGAAGGTAAACTCAAAGATTTATTAGCTTTAAGAGTAGATGCAATTGGATATATGTATAGAGACCCTGAGAATAAAAATAGTAATATACTATCTTTTACTCATACAGATGATGTAATAGGCGGATCTAGAAGTAAGCATTTAAGAAATAAAGAGTTTAAAATTTCTGAACTTAATGAGAAAGATGAACTTGTAACTTTTTGGAATCAAATTTTTATTTAATAATTAACAATTTAAACAAATAATATAAATTTATATGAATAATAACGTAAAAACAGCTAGTAGTACTCCTGCAATTAAGAAATATTATGGTGTAGGATCTTTTCAACCTATTATGGTAAACCCAAATGGAAAAGATTTGGGTGCTTTTCTTAATAGACAAATAACTTCTGAGCCACAATATTTAACTACTAAGAATGTTGAAGGACAAGAAGTAAAGTCTTTAAGAATAGATATTTGGGGTTTGCTTCCTGCAGTAGATGTAAAAACCAAAGTAACTTTTTGGTTAGAAGGCAGATATGATGTTGCTAGATCTGGCAAAACTAAAATGATAAATGGTCAAGGTTTTGCTACATATGTAGAAGATTTGTCTGTTTTGAATAAAAACAAAACTTGGTATTATACTGAAAATGCAAGAAAGTGTGTTAAAGGAGAAGATACAGTAGTTGAGTTTTTTGTTAAACTTATGAATTGGGAAACTGATTTATCTAAATATACTTTGAAAGATGGAGATACTCCTCAAATTTTCTTACCAATAGAAAATTTATTTAAAGGAGATTTTGCTGATTTGCAAAAATTAGTTTTAGATAATAAAACTATTAAAGTATATTGTGGTATTAAAAGTAGACAAGTAGATAACAATACTTACTATGATATGGAAATCTATTCTAAAGCATTTATGAGAGATAATCCTAATAGAAAAGGTGCAAAAGAAATTATAGATGCCTTAATGGGAGAGTATGGTGGCTTTTCTGGTAACATTGCTCCTATATCTGAAACTTTAGAAGAATTTAATCCTGAAGAAATAAAAGCAAATACTTCTTCTCAAACTCAATCTAGTACATTAACAGATAATCCATTTGCATTTTAATTAAACTTTATTATGATATATGCTTTAGATCAACAGTATGAAATATTTAGGCATTATTTTGGAAATTTTGACTTAAAAACTAGTTTTAAAAATCCATTAAGAAATGATAAAACTCCTAAATGTTATTTTACAGAAAGAAATAATACTCTTTTATTTATGGACTGGGCATTTAATCCTACTCACTTAGATTGTATTGAATATGTAAATAAACTGTATAATTTAAGTGATAGAAAGTCTAGTATAAATAAAATTAATTTAGATTTAAAGTATAGTAATAAAGTTAAAGGTAATTTTTTAACTAAAATTAAGGAGGAGCACCAAAAAGCTCCTCTTTTAATTTTAGAAAAAAAACCTGTAATAGAACAAAAGTCTAAATATACTGGTATTATTAAATCTTTTGAAGATTATGAATTAAATTACTGGAATCAATTTCAAATTAATTTAAATACTTTAAATAAGTTTGAAATTAAACCTATTAAGTATGTATTAAAGAATAATGTTATTAATTATTCTTCTAGCAAATTTAATCCTATATTTGGTTATTATAATAATGATGAATTATTTAAATTATACAATCCTTTGGGTAATCCTATGCAAAAATGGAGAACTATTAAAGCTATTCTAGAGGGTTATACTAAATTAGAGTATAAAACTAATGTTTGTTTTATTACTTCTTCTTTAAAGGACACTATGTGTTTAGATAGTTTAGGGTTTGATGCATTTAATTTAGCAAGTGAAAATAGTTATAAAATTTTATTACCAATTATAAATGATTTATTTAATAAATTTGAAGTTGTTTATGTTTATCTAAATAATGATGAAGCTGGTAAAAGATTTTCTAGATTATTAACCCTAGAAATTGATACTAGATTAAATTATATTAACAATCCTTCTTTTATGAGGGAAAAAGACCCTTCAGATGTTGTTAAATTTTTAGGTTCTAATGCATTATTAGAAATAATTCAAGAAAAATTACAAAGAGATAAAATTATTTTAATTAATAAAAATGAGTCACAATTATCAAACAAATAATACAGATTTTTATTCTGTTTATACTCCACAACTAAACCAAATTCATTTAAAAAATAATGTAAACAATATTGAGGATTATCCTTTTAATGGTTGTATGTATGAAACTTTTGGGGAAGAATTTGATTTTGTTAAAAACTATCCTAGACAACATGTATGGACATTAATTGATGAAGGAGATGAACTAATAATAAGCTCTGGTTTACATTATATTAATAGAATAGGATATATTATTACTGAATCTCCTGCTACTTCAAAATTTGAAACTTTTAACATTTAATCTAATTTTAAAAAGTTTTATTTGTTAAAAACACTGTATATTTGTAAACTAAATTATAAAAATCAAATTATATGAACAATTTAATTAAATTATTTATTCTAAGTGAAGGTATTACTCTATTTTTTACAGTTATTTTACTTTATAAGTATTTTTTCAATAAGAAAACACTTAAAACTGTAGAAAATGAAGTAAATAGATTAGTTTTTAAATTAGCTAATTCTTATGAAGAAAACCTTAAATTAGAAAACAAAATTATAGAGTTATCAAAAAAAATAATAACTCCACAAACTACCAAAAAAGAAGTAACTTCTGAGTTAGAAAAAAATGCTCCAAGTAAAAAACCAAATACTTTTAGAAAACCAAGAAATACTAAAAAAATTAAAGAATAAATTACATAAAAAAACTTTGTAATGTATTTTTTAAATATAAAATAACAGGTTTACTTTTAGAATATATTAAATAGGTTTACTGTTTAATTAATATTATTTATTTATTTAGTTTGTAAGCTTAAAGATACTATGTCTTTAAGTTTACAAACTTTTTTTATTTTAATTTAAAACTATGCTAGAATACACAACAGAAGAATTAATATCTAAATATATTAATATTGGTTTAAACAAACAACAAGCAATTAGTGCAGCACTTATTGATGTAAACAATAGTAAAAACTTAGAAAAAAAATTATCAATAATTTATAATAATAATAGTATAGAAATATTTGATAATCTTTTTTTAATTAAAAAAGAATTAGAAACATTATTAACTCAAACTCAATAAAATGATTGATAACTTAAATAAAATTTTACCAATACTCCAGTTTCAACCTGGATATTTTTTTGAAATAATTATCTATAAAAATGATAATTTAGATCAGCCTTATGGAAAAAATAATAACTTAATAAAACATTATATAATTAATAATTTAAATGAATTATTTTTTTATTATGATGAAATGAAAAGACTAGCAAACATATTTAATGGAACTGTATACATTAAATTAGGTTCTTATTCTAAAAAACAATTAGGATATAAAATGGTAGAAACTCTTTCTAATAAGTTTCAAAATAAAGATTTAGATTATTCTGATATATTTTTAACGTCTATTGAAAATATGAAACCTACTTTAAATTTTTATGTTATTAACTTGTATTTTAATAATTTATCCTTAACAAGTTTATTTAAAATAAGAAAAATTTTTAAAGATATTTTTCCAGGAAATGAAACTATTTTGCCTGAATTAGAGACTAAATCTGGTATGCAAATAATAACAAAACCTTTTAATATTGACAAACTTAAAATTCACCAAGAAGAATATTATAAATGTACTATTAAAAAAGATAATGTAGCAGTTTTATATTGTAATGAGAATTAAAAAATAAAGTTTATGAATAATAATAACTCAAAAAGTCCTACAAACCTTATAGGCATTAATGGAAAGATTGGCAGCGGTAAAGACACTGTTGGAAAAATTATTCAACATCTTACTTCTAATTGGGCTGATGAAGAGTTTGTTGATACAAAAATGCTTGATATTAGAAGTACTTGGGAAATTAAAAAGTTTGCAGGCAAATTAAAACAAATTGCTTCTCTTCTTTCTGGCATTCCTGTAAAAAGGTTTGAAGATCAAGAATTTAAACAAAGTCAAATGCCTGAAGGTTGGGAAATGACTTATAGAGAATTTCTTCAAAAGCTTGGCACAGACGCAATGCGTAATGGATTACATACTAATGTATGGGTAAATGCTTTATTTGCTAATTATAATGCAATTGGATATAAATATAAAGATTGTGACTATAAAGTTACTCAAGGTAAATGGGAATACCCTAATTGGATTATTACAGACATGAGATTTCCTAATGAAATGGAAGCTATTATAAAAAGAGAAGGTATTACTATTAGAGTAAATAGACCTGGAATAAACCTTTTAGACCATCCAAGTGAAACAAGCCTAGATACTGCAGAGTTTGATTATGTGATTGAAAATAATTCTGATATTCAATCACTTATAAAAAAAGTCAAAATTATTCTTGTAAAAGAAAAAATCATATAATTAATAATTTTTTTATAGATTTGTAACCCCTTTTTCCCCAAAAAAAATTATTATTAATATTTAAAAATTAACAAAAAAAAATGAATCAAAATGAAACAATCTTTGAAAAACAAGATATTTTTAAAAAAAGAGAAAACATATTACCTTATGAATATCCTGAACTTCTAGAATATAAAAAAGCTATTAGACATTCTTATTGGCTAGAATCAGAATTTAACTTTACCTCAGATATAAATGACTTTAAAATAAAAGTTAATGATTCTGAAAGAGAGGCTATAAAAAGAACAATGTTAGCTATTGCTCAAATAGAAGTTAAAGTTAAAACTTTTTGGGCAGATATGTATAAAAGAATGCCTAAAACTGAAATTGGGGATGTAGGTATGACCTTTGCAGAGAGTGAAGTTAGGCATAAAGATGCTTATGCTGAATTATTAAATGTTTTAGGCTTACAAAAAGAGTTTGAAACTTTAATAGAAGTTCCTGCTATTAAAAATAGAATTAATTATCTTACTAAATACTTAGATGGAACTAGAAGTAAGGATAATAAAATGTATACAAAAAGTGTACTTTTATTCTCTTTATTCATAGAGCATGTTTCTTTATTTAGCCAGTTTCTAATTATGATGTCTTTTAATAAAGAAAAAAATCTTTTTAAAGGTATATCTAATGTTGTGGAAGCTACAAGTAAAGAAGAAGATGTTCATGGTAATTTTGGTGTAGAAATAATTAATATTATTAAAAGAGAAAATCCAGAATGGTTTGATGAAGAATTTGAAAACTTAGTTTATTCTGCATGTAAAAAAGCATTTATAGCTGAGTGTCAAGTACTTGATTGGATATTTGAAAAAGGAGAGTTAGATTTCTTATCTAAAGAAACTATCCAACATTTTATTATGAATAGATTTAATAATTCTCTTATAAAAATAGGAATGAGTCCTGTTTTTAGTCCTGATATTACTTTACTTGAAAAAACAATGTGGTTTGAAGTAGAGATAACTTCAACAAAAGAAGGGGACTTTTTTTATAAACGTAGCGTAGATTATTCTAAAAAAACTAAATCAATTACAGAAGATGACTTATTCTAAAAATTACTGGTTAAATGAGGAGAGTAGACTTTATTTAAATAGAGGATACATTACAGAAACTCCTGAAGAAAGAATTAAACACATTTCTTATAGTGCAGAACAAATTCTTAAAATAGAAGGTTTTGCTGATAAGTTTGAAAATTACATGCAAAGAGGCTTTTATTCTTTATCTACTCCTGTATGGAGTAATTTTGGTAAGAATAAAGGCCTTCCTATTTCTTGTTATGGGTCTAATGTAGATGATTCTTTAGATAGCATTTTAAATGCTGCAAGAGAAATAGGCTTAATGTCTAAATATGGTGGGGGAACATCTGTTTATTTAGGAAATATTAGATCCAGAGGTACTACTATATCTACAGGAGGTAAAGCAGATGGTCCAACTCATTATGCTAAAATTTATGATACAGTAATAGATACTTGTAAACAAGGAGAATCCAGAAGAGGTGCTTGTGCAATATGGCTTCCTATAGAACACGAAGATATTGAAGAATTTTTAGAAATAGGTAGTGATGGTAATCCTATACAAAATTTACAATTTGGTATTACTATTACAGATGAGTGGTTAAAGTCTATGAAAGAAGGAGACACTGCTAAAAGAAAAATCTGGGCTAAAGTTATTGAAAAAAGAACTGAGTTTGGGTTTCCTTATTTAATGT